GCGCCGCTTGCTGCTGCGCCGCCTGCGCTGCCTGTTGATCCTGTGCCGTCTTGCGACGATCAGCCACTTCCTCGCTGACCAGCATATCCGTAAGATCGCGCGCTGCAAAGCGGGCCTTCACCCATTTACGATCGTCAACATGCAACTTCTCTTCGGGTTGCAAGGTCTGCGCAAGCTGATCCATCTGGATACCACGAATCTCCTTGGCAACCAGCGATGTTGCGCCACGCGCGATCACATTGTAATCGCCCTCAGGAGTCTGTCTTGGATTGAATTTACGATTGAACTGCACCAGCGATTCCAGAATCGACTGCGTGAATGAATCGAAATGCCGCACTATATCCTTGAACGGCAACGCCGCATCGCCCCGGATCATGGATGCTCCAGCAGCTGTACGCATCGGCTCACTGGGAGCACCGGCCATATCGCCACCAGTAGCCGGACCGACAAAAGTCTCCATATCCGCATTGTGCTGAAACAACTCAATGACCTTCATCAGATCGTCCAGATGACTTTCAATCTGGACATTCGTCACCGCAGGGGCTTTCGCCTCAATGCCGGTGCCCTCGCGATACCACATCTTGTATGCAGACGTAGAAGTCAAGTCCTGATCGGGTCGTAAGAGATCGGTATTGAGTTCCAAGTTCGGTCCACAGACCACCGAAGCATTGTCGAGGAGCATGCGGGTCGAAGCCGAAATGGCCATCTGACTATCTCGGATAACCGTTGGCAATCCGAGTCCAATTGGCGAAGTATCGTCTTCGTCAAAAAGGAAGGTATGGATCGTTTTAACTTTGACACCGAGTTCCTCCCACGGATTTAATGTCGCCTTGATAACGTTAGCATCAATCATCCAGATTTCCGCATCAACATCATCGGCACGCTTATCTTCTGGCACATCAACACCACACATCGAAAGGAACGTCCCAGATGTCTGACCATGCCAGACGACCACTTCGTACTTGGATGTCTCAGTCTTCATCTCATTGACATTGACCTTGACGCCCATCGCACGCAGCTCAGTCTCGAAAGGCTGTGGCCGATAGTTTCCCATCTGATGATTGGTGAGATAATCCGTAATCTGATCCGCAAAGAAATCCTCACGCCGCGCCAGATCGCGAACCTGCGCACGTGACATGACCACACGAGTGAAATAACCATCCATCGAATCGAAGGTCTTGGCGGAAAGATCAGGGTAAAAATCCCACACTTTCAGGAACTCGAACTGTGGTTTATACGCCGTACGTGTTTTTGGTGTCGGCGCACCATCCGGTCCCACTTCCCAAACAGTAGTTTTCGTTGGATGGGCGTAAGGCCCTCGAAGGAGCCCAAGACCATATATAATTCCACTCCGGATCGCAGAACGATTAAGAGCAATATAGTCGAGTGTTTGATCACCGCCAAGCTCTTCTAGCTGGTCGTCAATCAAAGTCGAAAGGTCCTCGGCGCGTTTATCCGCCAGCGTCTGTATTGCACCCATAACATACTCTAAGTCCAGCGGCGCGGGCGGCACACCGGCATCCTTGTCCGCCTTCTGAGCATTGACAATCGCTTCCTTAACATCCGAAATTTTCATGTCAGCTGACGGGGACGCTTTGATTTCCCAGTTACGCTCATTCCCAGGAAACATAAGATTCATAAGCCGGGAAAGAACGGAAATGCACTTCACTCTTGTCACTCTAGGATATGCCTTACTTCTATTTACTGACAATTCTTTTTCGATTTCTGGATCATAAATACCGAGATACTGTCGCTCATTGCGTAGCCATCTCAACTCCGCGATTCTTCGATCAGACACATACTGACGGAATAGGAAATCAAGTTTCTGCCCAACCATCCTCAATTCATCAGGCTTGATTTTCTTAATTGGGGAATCGCCAACAGTTTCCACTTCCGCCGCAGGCGGAAGCATGTCAGCCTTGGCCGACGCCACAGATGTGCCATAAGCATCACTTGATGCAGCAGGAACACCTCCGACAGCAACCACAACAGCCATAATCTACCTCACGAAAAATGATACCCACTTCCGAATTTCATCGGAGGATGAAATCCCTTCTTATCACCCTCGCCACCAAACCGCAATTCCCGGTCAGTCTGCCTGTTGAAATAACGCGCCAAGTAACCGAAAGCGTCTCCAACATGCGTATATGGAGTGTCCTCTGGTTCCACCCCCTTCATGATGTCTTTCTTGACATCCACCGCGTATCTCCAACCACCCTTCAAAGCTCTGATCAACATCGGACATTCGTGCGCATCGATCTGCAAAGCAAAACCCACGTCGGTAACAAGGCTGGTGAAGTGGTCAATTGCGTCAAGACGGAGAGGGAGTCGGTTGTTGCTCTCCACCTTGACCACATAATGGCGTCGAAACTCATCGCAAACCGTCCGTTCATCCGTCGGTCCACGACTGTTGGCTGCTGGATCAGGTGCGATGATGGGTTGAGCACTTGGAAATCTCCTTCTGAGATAAGGCTTGAGTCGCTCGGCAATGAGCCGCTTAGCTCCATAACCCTCCTGGGTCAATTCACCCAGCACATTCAGACGGCCGTGCATGTCTTCCTGACCAAACACCAGGGCGCTTCCCCTAATCCCAGGGTCAAGCCCAATTACCAAAGGAAGATTTGAGTTGTAAAGCAGTGGCACTTTCGAGATATGATGATCCCTAAATGATGCGACCACCGGCCGACCAGCCTGTGAAAAGCCCCACTCGGCGTCAATGAACTGACGTTTCCAGGCATCGCTCTTTCCCTTCGCCTGATTGATATAATACTCATGATTTCCTGCTTCAAATGGCGGTAAGTTCTCCAGATTCTCGGCTTCGTCGCTCATACCGGACGGCTGTTTAAAATAGACCGCGATCGCATCTGTCTTTTCCTCTACACCAAATTTTCTCACAGACTCGCCATGGAGATAATCAAACCACCAGTTATCTTCCAGGTCAGGATTGGATGACCCCCAGATGCCCCAGTTAGTCGCTCCACCATCCCTCTTCGAAGGATAGCGACCGACACGAGCCGAAAGCGCGTCGACAATCTCTTTGGGAATCTGCACGAATTCGTCCAGGATGGCGAACGTCACCTCAAGAGAAAGAACTCTGGCGATATCATCAGGCGTGTCAAGCGGTCGGAACATCACCTCGCACTCAACATCGCTAAATCGAAGAATGAAATTCCTTTCGGTCGCCTTCCATTGCCCGGCCTGACCATCCTTAAACCATAGGTTCCACGAGGCAATCGTCGTGTCTTTTAACTGATTTCCTGTGTTCCTAACTACAACTGCCCTACTATGACGTATACCATCCGGACCGGGCGCTTGAAGACCGGCCATATAGCATAACTTAAAGAAGTCTGCTGTAGTCTTTCCACTTCCATATGGACCAACTACCCAACTATAGAACAACTCTCCCGGCCTATAATCTTTTATAAATGCTCTCAATATAGGAGGTGGCTGGTAATCAATGATATCTTCACTCATGATTACCTCAAATCAGAATCGACATCCGCCTTGAATCGAAGAACACCATCTTCGATGATGATATTCTGCATCTCTGGACAGTTGTCAGGTAGGAGACTACTGATAACAGTTATAATATAAAAACCATCTCCAACATAAGTTTCATGCGTAATCTCGACCTGATCGCAGTATGGCTCTCGTTTCAGAAGCTCCAACAACGACAACTGAACCTCGACAATGGCATGACCGCTCATTTGAAATCCAAACTCTTACCCATACTACCTAACGTCTTAGTATCGATTGGGCCCGAAACCTTCGTCAGACCTTTCTTCGCACCAAGTACCCTATTTGCTTTCGCCTTAATCTTTGCAGCAGTGCTTGAACTTAACTTACCAGCTTTAACCATTTGAGTAGCGCGAGCTTTTGCATTAGCTGCATGACTTCGATCCTGAACCGGATAAGAACGATCAGGACCAGCAAATTTACTGGTCGGAATCGCCTTCCTTGCCTTCGTTGTGAGTTCGGCCATTCGTTTTCTCCTTCTCGAAAGATTCTTTCTGTGCCTGCGTTCCGATTCTTCCCGTTCGTCCCGGTTCACGCAGCCTTCCCCTTTCTGATCTTCGGATTGACAATTGCATAGGACCACTCGCTGAGCGTCATGACGCCCAGCATCACACCACCCCAGAAAATATAAATGTCAGTCCCGTCAAGTTCCAAATGTAGCACCGTTCACCTCATCTGAAGCAAGTTAGGATGCGGCAAACTGCCACCCTCCACCGCCATCAACAAATAGATCAGGACCAAAATCAAGAACACCGCCCAGATGGCTTTCTCAACGTTGGGCGGCACTGGCACAATCTGACGAACACCCCAGAGAGCGAGAAAGATGACGCCGCCAAGAACGATAACCCCGATGGCAAGCCAGAGAATTCCAATCGCGAGACTGATCATAACACATACTCCTTACGGTCCCAGTTGGATGTTTATCTGGAGAGCGTTCGTTTGTCCA